GAAATTGAGGAACCGTCCCAGCCATCAACCGAATATCGTTCTCAATTTTCATAGTAATGTAGTCTCCAAACCGCTTCTTGAACTCTCCTGCATAGATGTCTGCGATATCATACGCTGCATCCCCCTGTAGCCAACAGAGGAAGAAGCGATCGCGATTATCAGTTTCCATATGGTGCTTCCTCACCGCCTCCGCCACCATGCGAGGAAGATACGACTTCACGAGTGCCAGGCGATCCTTGTAGTTCATTCTGGGTATGATAACAAAAAAGACTGGGATAGTCTAGATCCGTTTTTTAGGATTACTTACCACCTGATGGTAATATGTTGTAGCCCTGGTCCCGTAGGATAACGGACAAACTCAGTCTTCACTTCAAAGTCAGGGAACAGATAACGAAGCTTGTACTCAACAACAGCAGTGCGAACAGCTTGGTCATGGATGTCGCTTTTGTAAACATGATACTCCTCCCCAGTATTCTTGATCTTCTCAATCGTCTCATGGTAAATCAGACGAACCATCAGATCCACCCTTCGCCTCTCAATAGCGGCCTCACGCTCCCGACGAGCGGCGTCAAAGTCGGCACGAGTGAAAGGATTGAGATCCCCCGTCATCCTGGTTTTCATTATCTCGAACGCCATTTTCCGTGCTTCTTGAGGCGATTTACAATTTCGCACGGCGAATCGTATCGGCACCACTTTCGCTTCATTACACACGTCACAGCACTTCGAGGTCTCGTCGTCTACTTCGCACAGCGGGGACGGGTTATTGCCTTCGCCCTGGGTGATTAGGACAAAGCAGAAGCAACACTTCATTCTGATTATGCTAACAAAAAGAGAGGTCTAGAGCCGATCCGTTTTACACGTCTTTCTAAACCACACACGAGCTTTGGCGGTCTTTTTGGCTTTCTTGACCAAATCAGCATCAGTCGTATAATGTGTCTTGCCGCACGTCAGCATACTGGCGGCACGAGCATACCCCCACTGCTGCTGCGTCGCTCCTGGACGATGCCCCGTTCGCCACGCCGCCATCCCCCGATTGTAAGATGCCCGCACGATGGGGAGCGGTACACCCGTGGCTTTAGAATACGCCTGAAGACCGTGGGCGTCAGGGAACTGCTTCTTCCATTCGCGGATATATTTGGACCTTCTCGTTTTCATCCCTTGATCTGACTTGAACGGAACGTATGCCTTGGGGTCTTTCCACGACATCTTGCGACGACGAGTGGCTGTGTTTTTACGCTGTTTGTTCTGTTTTCGGGTCAGCCCGCTGAAATATCGGGCGGGCCAGTACATTATTTCATAGTCTATACCATTTTCTTGAGAAAACGCTGATAGAGTTGTTCAACTTTATCATAATCAGTATTACCTGCAAAATGTAGGAAATAATTCTGTGAAAAAAAGTCATCTAGAGATATGTTTTCCACGTTATCTGTTTTCTGTAAAAACCAAATACGGTTAAATCGATTATCAATAGTTTTAACTAGCTTTCTCGTCTGCAGCTCATACCCAGTAGATGCTTGTTCATAATGAAACTCATTGGTGGCGGTAAGTTGTTTTTCAATATGCGTGTTGTATATTCGCTGTAATATACCGCGGTGAATCTTTGGCTGCGTAACAAGGACGCCCGTGTTTGTTAAAATGTTTGTCTCTATGTCAAATCCGCTATGTTTCTTGTAGTAGTCGGGGACACCAACTTCCCAACCATGTTTTTTTTGTATTTCTAGTCTACGCTCATACGACGGCTGAGAATATTCATCAACCATTCCAATCCTACTATCTCCAATCATACATTCGTGTATCGGAGGAGACTCAATATTAATAAGAATATCGGCATCAACCGTTATAATAAAATCGTACTGCTCAGACCAATCTTGGGTAGATGTTAGTATCTTATTAAAGCTCACAGTACTTGGGATCCGATAGTTCGGATTTTTATCGAGATAATCTGTAACAATTTTAAAGTCGTATCCGTTCTTTTTTGCATACTCTTCTTGGCTTTTTCGGAAGAGCCGATTATACGTGTTCAAATAGTCTTCTCCAATTACGATAGTAACGAACAATACTTTCATTTTATTTTAAATGCAATGAATCTCTAAAGTCTTTAGTGCGTGTCTACACGCATTCTGCTCCGCCTGTTTCTTGGTTGTGGAATTCCCCGTCCCAAGAATCTCTCCATCGGGTTTGCACACAGCCATCGTGAACCCTTCTGCCCCGTCGGACACCATCTTATAAATGGGAGTAAAGCCCATCTTCTGCTGACAGTATTTCTGCATCCGATCCTTGTAATTATCATCCTCCCGAAGCATCAGGGGAATATCTAGGTGGGTCTCGATCATATTGATCACAAAATCATTCACCATCTGGAAATTCATCGCCGAATCAATCCAGAGAGCGGCAATAAAGGCTTCCAGAACATCGCCCAATTTCTCAATGTTCTGACGGCCGTGAGCGGGGAGCATTTCTTCCACATGTTTGGATACCACGAAGAACTTGTCCAAGCCCAACTTGTCCCGTGCGAGAACGCCAAGCGTCTTGTTCCGCACAATGAGCTTGCGGGTATTTGTGAGGAACCCAGGGGCTTCAGACGGATAGCGTTCACACAGGTAATTGGCCACTACGGCACCCAGAATAGAATCGCCCCTGAACTCGAGCTGCTCGTACGATTCATCCTGGAGATCCATCGTCCCCGCGGGACACTTTCCCAGCACAGCAGGTTCGCCCGTCAAGGTCGTATACTCGGAACGACGCACGTAGGTGGAATGAATCATCGCCTTCTGGAAGATCGAGACATTCCTGACCTTATAACCTGGAATGCACAAGATGCGTGATACATCTTCTGCAGTCAAGGGAACGTTCTTAGAATTGTAAGGAAAGTATTCATTCGTAGGTGTCATCATGTTCACGATCTCTTTGTATATACACCCGCCCAACCTTAAAACTGGTTAAACGGAAATCTTCTCTTTTCTACAATCATACCAACGCTGGCGAAACTTATCCTGTCCCTCCCCGCCATTCGGCGGCGCCTAGACCTCTGGACTTCGTGCTTACCATCCATTCGTCCGCACTACGCCGTGAAGTGCAATAATCTAGAGGGAGTGCTAGCAGAGCTGCAGAGGGGAGGGGCGGGGTTCGACTGTGCGTCAGCAGATGAAGTCCATCGTGTCCTCGCTATCGGCGCCAAGGCAAGCGATACGATTTATGCGAACCCGTGTAAATCGCGCGATGAAATGTTCAAAGTCAAGCAACACGCTATTCCATACATGACCTTCGACAGCAAGATCGAAGGAATAAAAATCAAAGAGGAACAACCAGCAACCAAACCAATTCTTCGTATTTTTGTAGACGATAAGGGCGGCGCTCGCATTCCCCTGAACAGCAAGTTCGGGTTTCACGTCAAAGATGCCCATGAACTCTGCGATCGCGAGCCTCGCTTTATGACATACGGTCTTGCTTTCCACGTGGGAAGCGATTGCACATCTCTGGCTGCCTACCAGTCGGCCATGGAAACTGTCAGGGTGTTTGTAGACGTGTTCAAGTACACCCCTGCTGCATTCACCCCCGAACTCCTGGATATTGGCGGAGGATTCTCGGGTTCGGCAGCAAACGACGACTTTTTCAAGAACGATCTAGCACCCTACATTCGCGAAGAAATCAAGTCTCTACCCTTCAAGCGGGTGATTGCCGAGCCAGGTCGGTTCTTTGCCGAAGAGTGTTGTACGCTCCAGGTTCCCGTCATCGGCAAGAAAAAGCTACCCAACGGCAAGCAGTGTATCACAGTGAACGAGTCAGTGTATGGCCTGTTCTCGGGAGTCCTGTTTGATGGGTTCAAACCAGAGTTCAAGTGCATTACTCGCAAACCGTGGGCGTCCTGTGAACAGTTCACCATCTTTGGACGCACGTGCGATTCGGCAGACAAGATTGCGGAAGATGTGTGGTTGCCGAACGATATCGACGATTCAGACATCTTAGAAATCAAAAACATTGGAGCGTATTCGTGGGTAACAGCTTCCAAATTCAACGGGTTCCCACTACCGCCCGTGGAGATTCTAGCTTAGGTGTAGCTTTCTTCTCCCCATGTTGAGTATTGGTGATTTTCTCGTTACTACACGTTCCGCAATGATCAACGTTCGCCCAGAAAATCTTGATAGCGTTCATCTTTTCAGTTGTTCGTGTCCATCGTCCAAGAATGGGGGAGTCGGGTATAAACCGAATACTGAATAGTCTGCGGAACATTTTGCCTTAAATAATTGTCATGACATCCGTATCCGTTTTAAACGAGCGCCTTACGAGTCAGGCGACGAGGAAGAACACGACGGCGCGCACCGCCCTTCTTGCCCTTCTTTGTGAAATAGTGAGCAAGTCCGAGCGCTGTTCCTGCGACCAGGGCATCGTCGACACCGCCCGCACCACCGAGGCGCTTCTTCCGTCCAAAGCGTTTGGCCGCATACGTTGTTCCTACAGCAAAGAGGGCATCGTCAACGGCCCCTATTCCTCCGCGGTGCCGACGAGTGTGGCGTCCACCGAGGCGCTTCTTCCGTCCAAAGCGATCGGCCGCATACGTTGTTCCTACAGCAAAGAGGGCATCGTCGACGGCGCCTACTCCTCCGCGCTTGGTAAGCTTATGCTTACGATGACGACGGCCGCCCGTGCACCCGCATCCGCCAGTGGGCGCCTTCCACGACGGGTTCGGTGTGCCTTGTGCTAAATCTGTTTGGTAGTCTGCTGGGGCGGACATTTATATAGTAGGGCGAATTTTTTGAAGAACGTAAGGATGGGTTAGAATCTCGTCGATCCCAACATCGGAAATATCATGATACTTGGGCTGGATCCAACGCGCCATCGCATGCCATACTACTTCGTTCAGCAGGGATTGAGGAGTTGTATTGTCCGCGATCCTATACGCTTCTCGGTGCCACTGTTTCCATTTCATCACAACAATCTTCCGAAAATACTCTTCCACAATATCGGGAAAAATATCCGTTTGTTCTCGGGTAATGATCTCGCAAAAAGGACAGACCCTCCTGAAATACTGACATCCTCTTGAGAGATGGTGGGTGTGCATAGACACGAACTCACTCACAATCTTTTTCGTACGGGAGTCGTCCATACGGAATGTTGGAAGACAGTGAGTGAATAGAGTTACAAAACTCGGCGAAATGTAGGGTTCTATATGTTCTGTAATCTTTACGCAGTAAGCCCTTTTTCTCTAGAACTTCTTCCAACTGAAGAAAAAGATCCCGCAGTTCATCTTCGTGCGTTTGTCCATCAGGCGTGACGGCTTGCACCCACTTCTGAATGGGCGTCGTCATTATTATCATCTACAGCCACGATACGCCTAAACGAGAACTCCTTGGAGACCATCTCCTTCTTCTTGCGGTCCACAATATACTTGAACAAGCCATCCATAGGACCCGAATAACTCCCAATAAGATCCTTAAGTTCCTTCTGCGACAGCGACCACGGCTTATTCCACGTCTCAGGGCGCTGGACCTTGATGAACGACCCGTCGTCCTGGATCTCTAGCTTATTAATACCCTGGAACGCTGTACGCTTTAGAATATCGCTCATCTCCGACTCCACGAATTTCTTGTCCTCGCGCAGCTTGCTTACGCGACCGTTGACGGTCTTCAGTTCGTCGTCCAGAGTCCGAAACTTACGCACGCACTTCACGAGGTCACGCTGATCAAGAGTTGCCATTCTGGAATTGTTGTATGGCCTCCCTTCTTTACCCAAAAAAGACATCCGTTTTGGATAATGGACCCGCGCGAAGTCGAAAGTTTGAGGGTCGCCTACAATAAAGAACATCCTCACGAACCTCCCGTAAAAAAAGGAACGGGAGTTTGGCAGGAAATTACCCGTCGCATGAAAGATGCGTGCAAGACGGGAACACCTGAATGTATTGTTCACCAGCTCGTCCAGAAACCAGAAGCCCCAATGTCCTGGAACACTGACGGAACGCAGTGGTTGTCATCAGACGATATTGACGATAGCCAGAAATATTACCAGAAACTGATCCCAGATTACTACTACACTGGATCCGTCCCCATCGATTTCGATCTTCATTCAGAAACAGGGTCCTGTCTCGTCTCTTCGCTGTGCAGTATGAAGATTTCAGAACTTTACAAGAAAGGGTATCGCCGCATTGGAATTGTGTTTAACACAGATCCTCATGACGGGCCTGGTGAACACTGGATTGCGGCATTCCTAGATATGCGTCCAGACCTTGAACATGCGAAGATGACCTATTTTGATTCTTATGGCCAAAAACCTGAGAAGGAGGTAGCGCGTCTTATGCAGCGTTGGAAGCAGCAGGTAGATGAAATGAACCTCTTCAAGACACCGATGGTCCTTTCGTACAACTCCACACGTCACCAGTACAAGGACGCGCAATGCGGTATGTACTGTATCTACTTTCTCCACTGTTGTCTCTTTGATATTCCGATGGACAAACAGGTTCCCGATGATGTGGTGATGATGATGCGCCCGCTGTTTTTCAAATATAAACAACCCCCTGCTAAGAAATAATGGATAGCCGCACGGTTCTGTGGTATGTCGTTCTAGCAGCGATTGCCTGTTTAGGCGTTGCTATGACGACTCTCGCGTATGTAAATATGGTTAATTTCCCCCCGTCCGATGCGACGCTGACGAAGGATCTCGCAGTGTATTCGGATATTGTGAAGGCTGCTCCTCTCGGATGCCCCTCAGACAATGTTCTGTGCGACTACTACATGTCTTCATCAGGATACACTGTCATTCCGTCCACAACTGTCTACACCTACATCACAACGGATGCGATTACGGAAGTCATCAAGGGCGGTGCGCGACTGATTGAATTTGATATTTACTCGGTAGGTGGAGATCCTGTAGTCGGTCTAGCCGATTCCAAGACAAACAATATGTTCACATATAACACTTTGAAGTTCGAGGACTGCTGTACGACGCTGGCAAACACAATGTTTAATTCGGGGACAACAACAGGATACACAAACCCCTTTGTTCTTTCACTGAACTTTCACTCAGAAGACAATGCGTTCATCACTCGTTGTGCTGATGTGATGAAGATGACGCTCCGTAAGTTCATGTTACGCAATGAATACTCTTACCAGCGCAAGAATCTGGCCGTTGAACCCATCTGCAAACTGATGGGTAAACTTGTGATTGTCAGTGGAGGAAATACGAAGGGGAATGGAATGGACGAGCTAGTGAACATGTCTTGGGCGTCGTCCAATATGCGTCGCATGACATATACGGAAGCCTCGCAAACATTTGATCACGAAGAGCTGATCGAATACAACAAGCGCAATATTACGCTTGTGGTTCCCGATATGCGGTCTACGGAGTTGAAAAACAAGAACGCGGAAATTTGCTTTGCGTACGGATGCCAGTGGGTCGCTATGAATTTCGGTTCGCTGGACAACGCGATGGAATTATACACGGGTCAGTTCATCGCCAGTTCGTTCGCCGTGAAGCCCGACCCGCTGCGTTACCAGCCCGTCACCTACAAGAAGCCCGAGCCACAAAGTGCAGGCGTCTCGTTCCAGCCGAAGCAGATCACGTCGCCCATGTATAATTTTACAATAAAGTCTAATCAATGAAACAAATGGAAGGTGGACGCTCAGCATGGTTAAAAGCTGTTATGGCCGCGAAGAAGCCTGGCATGTCGCTCGGCGACGCGATGAAGGCGGCGAAGAAGACCTACAAGAAGAGCAAGACGGGCGGCACGATGATGGACAAGGCTGGCCCGATGGGAGGTCGCCGCCGCCGCTATAAGACGGCGAAGGTCGGTGGCACCGCGTATGGATTCACGGGCGGCCCCTACACTGGCTCTGAGCTTCCCGACGGAATGGGCCGTTTCCCTGCGCTCGCCGACGCCACGTGGAAGGGCCCGTCCGAGCTGCTCGGTGGTCGCCGTCGTCGCAGCACCAAGAAGGCGGGTCGTCGTTCCCGCAGGGTCGGTGGTGATCGCCACATGGATGGTGTCCAGCTCGCCCCTGTATCGCCCGACGGCGAGCCCGCGGAGCTGCCCCTTGCCGAGCCGTCCGTTGCGCCAGAGGTTGAGCAGGCTGCTGGCCCTGTAGCCCCTGCCCCCGAGGGTGGTCGTCGCGGCCGTCGCAGCCGCCGCTCCAAGAAGATGGGCAAGGGGCGTTACTACTAAAGAGTGGAATAGATATTCGTCACATCGTTCTCAATAGGAAACCGTGGGAAGTGCGTGTATGTTCCACCAATAAAACACGATAAAAATCCCCATTCGTGCGAAAAAGAAGGAACATAGACTTTGTCGAACACAGGATCAACCCTGAAACATTCCTTCATAGTTTTTTTACAGTTTGCGATGAATGCCCAACATGGGTGATCATTACAAAGTGAAACTGGGCCTACATGCGCGGTGACGATCGCATGATCATCAAGAACGCGGGGAAGGGTGGACAGAAGATCAATATACAGGGCTTCCATCCCTTCTCCATCAGGATCGGGGAGATCAATGATCACACCGTCATAGATTTGGTCAGTAGACGCTACAAAGGCAAGAGCATCGCTAAAAATAAACGTTGTTCGCGGATCTACTAGAGACCCCATGTTCTCAGGTAGATTTGTCTTTGCGAACTGGACGAATTCCTGATCCCAGTCGACTATTGTAATGCTGGTAGTGGTCGGGGATAAGTATAGGTTTCGGGCTGCGAGTCCGTCGCCGCCCCCCAGA